AGAACTTGATAAATATGCAGACCATCAATTTGATAATGGCATATTTATAAGGGTAAATACTGGGGAATTTGCTCGAACAAATACACCTTGCCCTTACGAAATGTATATTGAAGAGCCTAATAAGACTGGTACTTATTTGCCTTTTCTTACCTCGTCAAGTGTTAATAATATTATGAATGACCTTGACAAAAAGATAATTGAACAATAATTAAAAACAGTTAAAATGAAAATTAAAACTATTGAACGTGTGGTTAAGGCAAAGTTAGAAACTTGGCTTGACTCAATCGAAGACTCTAAACTTAGAGCAGATGTAAAATGCAATGTTGTGTTAAGCGGTGGATCTATCACAAGCTTACTGTTGCAAGAACCTGTAAATGATTTTGATATTTACATCAAAGATATTGATGTACTTGAACGCTTAGCCTTGTATTATGCCAAAGGTATTGAAGTCCTTAACGGAGATCGTAAGGAAGAATACATTAAAGAAAAATCAAAACATTCGGGTTTTCCTGAAGATGAAGATTTGTCTCAAACAATGGTAATCTTTAAATCATTGCACCCTGGGCAAATCAAATTGTTTATCGGTGGTGCCGGAATGGAAGCTGGCAAAGACAATGACAAACCATTTCACCCTGTATTCTTTTCGCAAAATGCCATAAGCTTGAGTGACCAAATTCAAATAGTATTGCGCTTTAGCGGAACAGTGGAAGAAATACATAAGTCTTTTGACTTTGTTCACGCTACCAATTACTTCACATTCGATGAAGGTTTGGTAACAAACATCAAAGCATTAGAATGTATCTTGACTAAAGAACTTAAATATCAAGGCTCATTGTATCCGCTTACAAGCATTATCCGTATGAAGAAGTTCATAGGTCGTAAGTGGACAATGAATGCAGGAGAAGTGCTTAAAATACTATTTCAGGTATCAGAGCTTAATCTTAAAGATCCGATTGTATTGGAAGAGCAATTAATCGGAGTTGACATAGCATATTTCAGTCAGCTGATTGAAATCTTGAGAGGTGTGGATCCTAAGTTAATCAATGCTCAATATTTAGGCAAAATGATTGACAAAGTGTTCAACAATTTTGATGGAGACGAAGATTTAATTATAAATAATTAGTAAAATGACACTACAAGAATTTAAACGTACAAGAGTCACTATGACTGTTGAACAATATGCGTCTTTATATGATGGAGACTTTGACACTATCAATAAAGAAACTGCAAAGATGCACGTCTATAAAAACGGACTATATCTCAGAGAACTTTTAAATGGTTTTTATTGCAGTGATTTAGGAGACGAAACCCGCATCAAAGAATTAGATGCTGCAGAAAATTGTTTTTGGAATTCTTATGCCAATGATTTCTACAATCCAAAACCTAAACTTTCAAAAGAAGTTATCGAAGCTTTATATGCTTTTAAATTAGCATCACAGGAACTATCTCGTTTATGGTATATGATCGATGATGAACAGTGTTCAATATTGGAAACTGGCTATCCAAAGTACATAGGTTCCTTTGATGGATTTAGTATTGATGTTAAAGAATGGGTAAACGTAGTATTAACTAAAAACGATGAATAATGTCAAACGACCTTCAAGTACTTAGCGCGGCAAGACACCACCTTGCACTATTTAAAGTTGCCAATCCTGAATTGGCAAGTGATGCTCAAGATTTCTATGACCTTATGGTCGATGAGATAAATGCCGGGGAGTCACCTGACAATGAAGCAGAACTATTCTATAACTCATTAGCAGAACTATTAAATCCAACACAAGATGAATATTAAAACTAAAGGTGACTTAATGAAAGCTGTCTATACAGAGCAAGAACTCAGAAGTATAGACAGTGCCATACCTATTCAATATTGGAATGGCGTAGATCCTTCAATTCAAGTGGACACATTAATCCACGTTATGAATTATAACAGTAAGTCCGCATTTGGAGAACTTGAAAATATGCTTGAAATAGCGAAACAACGTAAAATAAAAATAGAATGGGCGCAGGAAATCCAATCATAAGAAGTCTTGATGACAAATATGATCCAACAACATTCTTTCTTGACTTTTCAAACTTGTTTGAAGACAAAGAAGAAATAGTCAAAGAATGGTGTGATGACAACGATGTTGATTTTAAGGAACTTTCCGAAGATGAAATCAATGACCATTTCAATCGTATTGTGGAATGGGAAGTTGAAAGTTTTCAGAATGATTATTTCTTTAATCTTGATGAAAAAGAAATGGTAGCTGATTGGGAAGATCCAGGCGATGACCGTTATCTTTCAGAATGTTCAGGTTCATTCAGAGGTTCGGCAGTGATATTGGCACAAAATGATGACGCCATAATTATCACTACTGATGAAGCTGAAACTTATCATTATCCTATAGGCATTATACCGAACTTTAAATACGATGATATAGCTCAAGACCTTTTTGAAGAAAATATCGATAAGATGGATTGGTATGAAGCCAGAAAGCTTGATTATGCAGCAAGAATTGATGACTTGTCAGAAAGAGCCTATGACAAGAAACTTGAGAAGTGGCGAAAGAAGTATCAGCCGTTTATGAAGATGTTTCACAAACATTGGGGAAGAATAATGAGTACCCGCAATGGTCCTTGGATGAGTTATTCAATAAGTAAAGTCGGAGACGATTATGAATTTGTATAGTTATGAGTAGACACAGAAAAATAGTAACACCGAGCATTACCATTTGGTACGGTGAAGACCACGCTATAGGCAAGTGGTTAGACATTACGGATGAGCGTTTTGCTATGTCCGGGAAAGACGAGCAAGGCGAAGGCTATGTCTTTGAATGGAGTGAGAAGTTTCCCAAAGGAACCAATCTTATAAACTATCAATTACCGAAAGGCTTTAAACTTACAGATGATGGTGAAGACAGTCAGTTTATGGCTGATATCATTATCAAATGCAATGCTTTTATTAGTTATTTATACAACGAAAATTAATCTTTAAAAACAGTTACAAATGATAAAAATATTTGTAGAATATGATGGAAAAGGTACAAAAGAATGTCCTCCATATTTTTATACACACAACGTACCGAGAGTAGGAGAATGGATTTCTTTCCCTGTAGAAGATTTAGAAAGAGATTTAGCCTGGACAACTTTTTTAGTCAAACGTATTGAATATAATATCAATAACGATAACATTTGTACAGAAGTAGAATTATTTGTAGAAATTGAAACATGGTAAAATTAATCATTGAATTAGATACTGATATACAATTTTCTTTTGAAAATTCTCAAAAAGAAATTTATAATAAATATTATAAAGAAAAAGGATGGCTTTATAATGAAGAAGCTGAAGCTATTTATTATGAAGCAGAACTTCCATTTATGCCACAAGAAGGTCAAAGACTTGGAACAAAAAATGGTATTTCTATTGTTAATTATGCTATATATGAAATTGAAGAAGAAGAAAATGCTTCATTTTTTAATAGAAGTAGAATTGTAATACATGACGAATAATTTTAAAAATCAATATAAATGAATAAAAAGAAAACAAGACAGTCATATGAGGAATACCTTAATGACTATACCACGCCTGAAATAGCGTTGGAAATGACAGAGCATTGCTGGGCCGGCAATGACAAAACCCAAAAGCAAAAGAATTGGGCTAAGAAGATGGCAAAGCAAGGCAAGCTTGGAACTGTACTTCGCAAGCTCGATCCAATAGCCTTTCAAACAGGCTTTAATGATTGGGTAAGATGACAATTCTTTTAATCTTTGCCATAAACTATCTTGTGGGAATATTTGTTTTACCAGCAATAGACCACAAAGATGAACGCTTTTTTAATTGGGCTAAAGCAAATCCTATTCGGTTTCATTTAGTCGTAACTTTTTGGTTTGTGTTTTTTATTCTTTGGCTGTTTAGCGATACAAAATCACGATAATGGAAGAAGAATATAGAATTCAACAACGTCAGTTTTCACCTGATGTGATTGAGCGAAACGTAGGAACCAAAAAGAAACCTATATGGAAAGTCTATATAGCGGTTATCTCAGACAGAAACGATGCTATGGCACACGCCATATTAAAATTCTTAAACGAATGAGTGAAGTAATTATATCCGAACAGGAAATGCAAGAGAAAGCCATATTTGCATTAGCATTTATGTCTTTTACTGATATTATGGCTACATCATCTGATGTTACAAGACTTCAAATGCTTCAAGCCTTGCAATATACTTGCGAGGCAATCATTAAGAACGAGTATTAATTTTAAAACAGTTACATATGAAAACAGTTAATTTTCTTTATTGGATGCACAACTTTCGTAGTGATGACTTTCCAAAAATCTTTGATATGCTCGGAGATCAAGAGCATCTTAGAAACAAGCTTAACCAACGTTTTGAAGAAAACAATGGCAGCGTGCTTTCCATAGTACGCTTCATAATGGATTTAAGCAACGATAACAAGCTTAAATTAATCAATTGGGTAGACGCGCACTATGATTGTGGTTTTGACCTTAAAGAGAACTCTTTACAAGAGGTTATCTTTCATTCAGATGCTTACACGAATCTTTACAACTATGTAAAGAAAGCTCAAAGTCCTGAATTACACTTATTGTTTCTCGAGTATTTACGAGAACTTAGAAAGAATGTCGATGAAATCGAAGACAAAACAAACAGTAATTTAATAACACCTTGATATGTTTGGAATAAGAAATTGGGATAGTATATCTCTTGGAACTATCGGATTTGCACAGGTAGGAAGACCTGAATATGACGATAAGATTAAAGTTGAGAAAGAAGTTATCACTACTTTTTTCAACGAAACAATAACGCTTAAAATACCTGATGAATTTATCAGTTATGCACGTTTCAAATGGTCGTTGAATCCTCACGATTTCGGATCCTATTGGGATTTTGAAATCTACTATCATCGCGTAGAGGTAGATGATTGGGAAGAATGTGAAGCAGAAGATTTTCAAGACAAGCATCAGCGCTTTTGGGCTTGGGCCAATAAGTGTGAAGATGCTATGGGCGAGTATGAAGAGCTACTTGAAAACTTGTGCAATCTATTTTATACTAAAAAGGTTACAATGAAAATAGTTCATCAGACTATTGATGGACTAAACAAAGGGCTTAAAGCCGTATGAAAAAAGCTTTGTTTCTTGATGAAATTTATTTCATTAAACAAAACTATGACAAGCTTAACTACCAACAAATTCTTGACCATATCAATTCTCACAGAAATTCAAGCAATCAAATAAACTATTCATTGCTTAGGCACAGGTTTAAAGATTTAGGCTTGTCAAGGTATTCTGTCCAGCATTGGTCAAAGGCACAAATAAACTTTTTGATAAAGAACTTTAGGACTATCGGCAATAAAGAACTTGCAATGATTTTAAGCAGTGATAAATTTAGGGGTAATAAAATCTTTACTCGCAGGCAGATAGACCGGAAGATGACATTATTGAACCTTAAACGTACTCCTGAAGAATATACAGCCATTGTAAGGCGTAATATTTCTTTGGGGTACACTAAGGTTAATCAGAAAGGAAACAGCATTAAGACACCTTTGCCTGAAGGTATGGTAAGAATTCAAAGGTTAGGCAAGAACACACCTTACAATTTTGTTAAGGTTAACGGACATTTCGTAATGGCAGGAAGATATTTTTATCAACAAAATTTTGGTATTATTCCTAAAGGTAAGATATTGTTCCGTATAGATATGGATAGTCTTAATGACAGTTTTGACAATCTTAGAATAAGGAAACCAGGGCCTTCCTCTCAGGAAGAAGTAAAAACAGCTTACGAATTACTCGGCAAAAGAATTGCAGAACTCAAATGCAAATGTCGCGGTACCATCAGCAGTGAAGTTCGTATTGAAATGCGAAGGCTCGAAAAATTACACCGTATAACTAAACGTAAAATGAAATGATCGCAGCTACAGAAATTAGCCCTGAAGTGGCAAAGCAACTTTGGGATGACTTTCCTATTCACGCTTATGACGTGCTTGAGGAAGTAGAATGGACTTTAATCGATAAGTCCGACATAGACCTTTTAAATCACGATATCGTGGTTTTGTATGTACACAATAAATAATGATGTTATGATAAATATTGAACGTTATTATTGTATTAGTAAAAATGGCAAACAGACCTTCATTGTGGATATGCACACAAAGCATATCATCAATAAACTTAATCAGTATTATCAAAAAGGACAAATGCATCACTTTTTGGTAAAACCACTTCAAGCAGAATTAAAAAACAGAAACGTAAAAACAGAATTATTTATGGAAACAAAGAAAGTTTCAACAGGACAAATTAAAGATATGTTAAGCTCACCATTATCGATAGAGCTTGAACTAAATAAGATTGAAATTGAAAAAGCAGAGAAAACAATAGAAACTTTTGTGAGAAGAAACAAGGAAATCTATAGAAAGCTTTCAGTAGCTGATGATTTTTATAAAGAGTTTCAAAATGATGTGCTTTCTTTTGAGCAGTCAAAGATTGTTGAGGCGCAACAAAAGTTAGAATTAAATGTAATACCTAAAGCACCAGAGCCACCTATAGTTTATGATTATTGGGAAAGGTATCAAATGCTATCTAAAGAAATCGTTAAAGAAAAACGGTTAATCAATAAAGTAAAATGGGCTTTTGATGATAATGGTATTTACAATATGGCTCAAGCTTTAATGAGTACAGAAATAGAACTTATGGCTATGAAAAATTATGGAAAAGCAGCTCATGCCAATTTTACTGATTACTGTACAAGAAAAGGCTATACGGTTGCAGAACTTGTGCCTTATAGACAAATGATTACTGAACGTTTGGCAACAGAAGAGCATCTTGAAGAAAAGTATAAATAATAATTAAATACAGTTACAACTATGGGAAGAAGTCATCCAATCTGGAATGATGTTACCGCTTGTAAGTATAATTCAGACAAGTCGTTTGGATTTACTGATACCGGGGAAATCAAAATCAAAGTAGGCTCAAGTGCCAAAAACTCTCACGATTTTCTTACAACGCTTATTACAAGGCGTAAAAGTACTTTTAAGAATGTACCTGTTTGGATATTCAAATATTCAGTAGATGATGTAGTACTTAAAATATCGGTGTTTACCGACAACAAAGGAAGAGCCGGAGACCATTGGTTCGATAAATCAAAGCTTACAGCTATCAAATCTTTAAAACTTGAGAAATGACAGAAGCAGTTAAAAGAGTAGTCTCAGAAAAACTTACTGATGTTGCATTAGCAGCCATGTCACAGCACATAAACAGGTTAATAGAAGAGTTCTTTAAGGGTGAACCTGATGAACTTAAAGATGAAATGTATAAAATAGTTAGAACTAACGTTAAAAATAGAGTATGAGTATTTGGAAAAAAGTAAACTGGCTTGACAGACAGAATATTGTTGAGCTATTGGAAGGAATAGGCATTGCCTGTTACGATGATGAACCTACACAACTCTTGAGAGAGTGTTTGGTTGAAAATGTAGAAGATGGAAACATTGATGAATCTCAACTTGAAGCATAATGGAACCATCAGATATTTTGTCAGCCATAGTGCTTGGAACTAAAGTTGAGCTTACGCATCAGTGCAAGACAGAACAAGGAATTGACAGTGACGAGGAATTCGTCATTGTCGCTTTCTTTGGAAGCTATGAGCAATTGTGCATAAAGAATCAATATGAACAAGGTTATATCATTAACCCTAATCAAATAGAACAATGAAATATCTATTTCCGGAAGTCAGGAAAGTGACAACTTTTGGGGGAGTAAGTGAGTTAAAGCTCACTTATTCAACCATTATCAGAATTAAGTTCAAAAAGGTTTGGTACGAATATGAAGTTTTTATGACTGAAACTTTAAGGGATCCTATGGAACCACAATTAGCGGTTAAACAATTACTTGACTTTGAAAACAGATTTACAGAAATTGTTTACATAACGCAACATTGTCTTTTGTATTCTGAAAAAGACGAAGAGTGTGGTGCGCTTAAACGCAGTCCAATTCAGTTTTCAGAAAGAGAACGTATCAATTTAAAGAAAGCATTATTATATGCACCAATAAGTGAATTAATATGAAAGGAACAGATCACTTCAGACAGGTTATTAAAAAGTACCTGGTGCAAAGAATGGCAGAAGATCCATTGTTTGTACAAACTTATCAGAAGTCAGGAAAAAACATTGACGACTGTATCACTTACATTCTTAATACTGTTAAGCAGAGTGGCTGTAATGGCTTTGAGGATGAAGAAATTTATGGTATGGCAGTTCATTATTACGATGAAGATGATATTAAAGTAGGTAGCAAGGTTCAAGCTACTATCATAACCAATCATAAGATTGACCTTACTGAAGATGAAATCGCTACAGCTCGTCAGAAAGCTATAGACGATGTCTACAAAGAGCAACGCGAAAAGATGACTGCTAAGCCTAAAACAACACTTACTGTGGTTAAGGACAAAGTTGGCAATGAATCTACAACCTTGTTCTAATGAAACCTACAAACAAACATCAGGTAATGATTGTTGAGCTGGATAAAAGTCTTAAAAAGATTTCTAAAACAGCTGAAGATTGGGCGTTCAAAAATGTGCTTGTTCATGCTGCGGTAAGAAATAAGTCAGGCAATATCACTTGCCTTGATTGTGGTGGTTCTTGGCAAGGAGTAAAGCCGGAACAAGGTTGGCAAGATGAAGTTATGGGAAACCAACAATGTCCACATTGCCATACGCCTATTAAAATAGAAACCACGCTCAAAAGGAACTTTCGTCAGGATAAGCATTATACTGTCATAGATACGCATAAAGGCCATCAGGTCATCAGGACTTTTGAAATATTTGGTTTTCATAAAAAAGGAAGTCCAAAAAGAGTTTATTCTTGGGAGAAGTCAAGGATTTACATCACGCCTAAAGGCAAGTATGAAATCATTGGACAGAACCATCAGTCAAGCTATTACGGAGAGCGTTGGTGGGGAGAATTCAGCTTGAAGCAGAAGTCTACCATACACGCTCACACCTTGCATCCGGACGCCTATTATCCGAAACAAAAGATAATACCCGAAATAACCCGAAATGGTTACAGAGGCGATTTACATCAGCTAACGCCTTGGACTGTCTTTGATGCTTTGCTTAATAACAAGAGAGCTGAAACCCTATTTAAGATAGGACAAATTTCTTTGTTTTGGTTTAGCATTAATGATTACAATCATCTTATAGAAAGGTTTTGGGATACCTTGAAAGTATGTTTCAAAAAGGAATATGTTATTGAAGAGGCTAAAGACTATTTCGATTATTTAATGATGCTTGAACGGTATAATAGAGATTTAAAAAGCCCTCGTTATGTGTGCCCTGTAAACTTTAAAAGGGAACACGACAGATATGTTGAGCGTGAGCGTAAAGACAGAGTTAAACAAACCATTGCTGAAAATCTTAAACAGATTAAGAAAGATGAAAAGGATTATCGTTTGAATAAAGCTAAATTCTTTGGACTTGCTTTTACAGATGAACATATTGTTATTGAACCTTTAAAATCAGTTAAGGAGTTTGTTATTGTCGGTGATGTACTTCGTCACTGTATCTATTCAAGCAGTTATCATAGAAAATCTAATTCTCTTTTAATGATTGCTACAATAGATAACAAACCTATAGAAACTATAGAAATATACCTTGACAGATTACAGATTTCTCAAGCAAGGGGATTTGGAAATAAGTCTTCAATTTATCACGACCAGATAATTAATTTGGTACAAAGTAATATGGTTAAAATTCAAGAGGTTCTTAAACCTAAAGTTAAACGAGTGAGGAAACAAGCTCTTAAATCAGCGTAAATAATATATGAAATGGTAACAGTTCAACCTAACTATGATTTATTTCATAGGGATATGGTAGAAAGGCAGATACTTTCTGCCATTTTTAATACCACTGAGGAAAGTGGTGTAAGAGTAACACTAATGAAACATAACCTGGAGGCGAAAGATTTCAGAATGCGTATTCATCAGCAGATTTATACTGCAATTTTGGAGTGTTATGAAAATAAGGCAATACCGGATATTGTGAATATCCTCAATTTCAGACCTACAGAATACCGTAATGGTAATTCAAAGGATTTTGATATAGAGATATTCAACATAGCCACTAAAGGTATTGCAAGTTCCGCATTGCTTGAACATCACATTATGATACTCAAGCAATATTGCCTATTTGAATTTTGGAACCATAAGGCTACAGACATTCTTTATGGCAATTGGAATAATCGTGATGTACTTCAGGTAGGGGATAATATCATTCAGTCATATAAAAACCTCTTTACGAGGTTTACTGAAAAGCTTACTCAGACCTTTGAAGATGACTATGAAGCTGAAATCAAGAACAAAGTGGACAGACGATCCAAAGGGCTTTCAACCGGTATAACCACATCTGTAGATATTATAGATGATTTTACAGGCGGTTATTCTTTGGGTGAACTTGTGATTATTGCTGCAAGGCCCGGAATGGGTAAGACCACTTATGCACTTATTTCAGGCTGGAACTCGGCTATGGCGGGAAACATCGTTGTATTCTTTTCTTTGGAAATGGCCAAGAACCAACTTAAAAGTAAGCTTATAAGTTTACTTACAGGTATTGATTACAAGTTAATCAAGAAAGGTGCTATAACCGCAGAAGAACTCAAAGCTGTTGTAGAAGCCAATAAGTATATCGACAACTCTAACTTTCATATCGAAGATAAGATTAAGACTATTGAAGATATTACTGAAAAAGCTACAGAGTGGGCAAACAAAGGCGCCAAGTTATTCTTTATGGATTACATACAGCGTTGTGGTTCGCGTACAAAGATGCAAATGAGGGAACTTGTCACAATTATCTCAAGAGAGCTTAAATCAATCGCAAGAGATAACTATGTCGCTATGGTTGCCCTTAGTCAGTTATCAAGAGCTGTTGAAGCAAGAGATAACAAAAGACCAAAACTTGCGGATCTCAAAGAGTCAAGTAGTATTGAAGAAGATGCTGATATTGTAGCTTTCCTATTTCGTCAGGCTTATTATGATGAACAGGTAGGAAACAGACCAGGCTTTGCCGAACTGTTTCATACAGAGTTTATCATTGGTAAGGGTAGGGATATAGGTACCAATGTTATTCACTTGTTTATAAATCCTATAGATATGACGATACACGAATATAACTATAGTGGAAACTATTAAATTTTTCACTACAGATATGGTAATGTATGTCTTTTTTATATATATTTGTAAGAAAAAAGACAGATGAATTTCACTACATTATCAGACGACTTAGCAAAAGAATTCAAGATGCCGAAAAAACAGGCTTTGAAAATGACAACATTTTTAATGAATAGAATGAGGGCTAAACTAATCTTTGGACAGCATATCAGTCTGTACAAGATTGGAACCTTAGTCCTTAAAATAAGGAAATCAAAACCGTTTCCAAGCGTTAAAACCGGAAAGATGGAAATCAGTAAGAAAAAATATTATTTGGCTTTGAATGTGTCTAAAGGACTTACAACGGAACTTAGAAAGAAAACCGTTTATTAGTATGTATCCACATTTAAACAAAGAACTGTTACAAAGTAAAAATGTCAGAAAATTTACTTCCAAAGAAGATGTTCACGATTACTTATCGGAAGACGTTTTCAAGATGCCTCAATTTATTGAGCACGTAAGGCAGACAGCCACAGATAACAACGTAAGCTATTTGTTGGCCTATGATTTAATAACTAAACACCTAATAGATATTTTATATGAGATAGACAAAAATGTAGTAATGCCAAGAAAAAAAACGAAGATAAGAGTGTTTCGATGTTTTTCCCTGAAGATAGGGTTTATGATGAGCGACACAAAAGAATTGATTATAAAACAGTTTAAAAAACGTAGAAAATGAACTCAGATTCAAGTAACGGCGCACAGACGCAAGGAGCCAATTTTATGGTACCAAATTCAACTAAACAAAAGTTGAACACAGTTAAATTATTAGAGCAAGGTCCTAACCCTGCAATCTTATACTCAATGGTCGATTTGGGTACACACTTTAACAAGAACTTCAATAAGTCATCAAGGCTTATTAAATTGATTTTTGAATTTCCATTATTGAAACAGCTATTCAATGAGGGCGATACAGTGGCAAGACCTACTGTAGTAAGTCAGGAATATACTTTTATGTTGGGAGAAAATTCCAATCTTAAAAAGCTTATTGATGGAATGGAAGGTCGTGTATTACAGCCAAATGAATACCGTAACGGTTGGAATTTAGGGCAGTATTTAGGTCGTGTGTTTATTGTCACTATTGTCAATAAACCTAACAAGCAAGATCCTTCGATTATCTACAACAATGTTGGCGCTGTTCAAGGTCTTACCGATAATCTAAGAAAGGTTTATGCTTTTCCTTGGGAAGAGGTTACAAGAACCAATCCACTTGTGACTTTCTTTATAGATCCAAAAGGCGAATGTTTCAGGACAGAAACCTTTGCAATGCTTCCTAAGTATTACCGGGAAACCATTATGAAATCAGATGAAGCTATAGCCTACGCATCAGCGGGAGGCGTATTTGCTAAATATGAAGATTATAAGAAAGCTGAAACTACAGCACCGTCTCAACCACAAGCTGCAACTGCACCACAAGCAGCACCTCCTATTCAGAGGACACCACAGGTAGGCCCGATTAAAAAAATGCTTGTAACAGACTTTACTTATGAGCAGTATTTACAAAGTGGTTGGACAGATGAACTATTGGTTGAAAACAAAATGATGGAAATCATTCAGCCACCTGTTGCAGATAGTCCTTCACTTGATCAAGTAGATGAAAGTGATGTGCCATTTTAGGTAAAACAAAAAGTCATTTATAGGGCAGGGATATTCCTTGCCCTATTAATTCTAATCCAATGTATTATATGAATTTATTGAGAGGCGCTATGCTATTGGGTAGCTTAGGACGTGTATGGGCACGTACTCGCACAGCTAAAAATGTCTATCAGACCATATCTATAGTTGCTTATTTTAAGTTAATGAGCGATTATGAGAATGGCACAAGCAGTTTTGTGGTAATACCTGATTTGGACACAAGGGCACCATCACCGCCAAAGGTTAATACCAATGCAAGAACAATGACCACTCGAAGACAAAATATGTCTAATATTATGAAACAAGTAAATATGATAATTAATGCTCGTTAACATCTTATTTTTTATACTTACCTATTTAATGATAGGTAGAGTAATTCATTCACACGCTCAGCCAATAGTTTCTAAAAAGTCATTTGGGAACTTTACAAAACAGGATTTGACAACCTATATACTTGATGTAGTATTTTGGTTTCCTTTGTTAATAGTTTTTATAATATTTAAAATAAACAAACATTTTATAAAATGAAAATGATTGCACCTGGCCCTGAAGGGTTCATAAGATCGAAGCAAGAGGAATTTATTGTTCCGGCTTTTAAGTCCATTAAAACAGCTAAAATTGCTTTAATCGATGCTGATACCATTAAGTACAAAGTGGTTAATTCTATCGCTAAAGATTATAAGGCGAAAACCGCACATATCTATGCGGATCCTATTGGCATTTATACTGCGCAAGAGATTAGTAAGATAGTTTCAAGGTTTGATGCCAAAGGATATATATTCTGTTTTTCCGGAGGTTCACAGGATACCTTCAGGTGCTCAGTTGCTTTTGACAAAAAATATAAAGGAACTCGCACTGATGAAGTTTCCTATCCAGACCAAGTTGCTGATAGAATTGGCGTTATGAGATATATCAAGAAAAGATATCCTACGCTATGGTATTCAGATTTAGAAGCAGACGATTTACTATCTATGTTACAGGATGAAGATACTTTTATCTATTCCGAAGACAAAGATTTAAGACAGGTACCGGGAACGCATTATGATATTTCGTCAGGCAAGTTAATTGAGGTTTTAGAGTCACAAGCTTTGAAATTTTTAATGACACAAATGATTACAGGAGACAATGTTGATAACATCAGCGGGTTAAAGTCTTATGGAATCGTTAAAGCTAATCAGTTATTAACAAATTCAGATGATAACTCTTTAGTCACTACCGTTTTAACGGAATACATTAAAGTAAACGGAATGATTAAAGGCATTGATTGTTTTGTCGAAAGTTGGAACCTACTGAAGCTACGGCTGAACAGAGGGGATCACTTTCTTACAAAGTACAGAATGGCCTTTGACACATTAGAAATGATTAAAAATCTAAAATAATGGAAGCACCTAAAATAAATGATGATAACATCTTTACTATAGATGAAATCAAAGAATTAAAAGAAGCTGTTAAAGAATATATAGATTTTTTAGATACAGCAGAAGAAGATGACCAGGATCTTCAAGAACATTATGAACGGCCAATATTTGAAAAAGCTGTTGAGCTTTTTTATGGTAAAAATATTTGGGATGATTTTGTTAATACTAAATTTAAATAACAATGAAAACAGAAGAAATGGTTACCGTAGTTACGGCAGAGAACTTCAAGTTATTGCCGTTGGCAACACAGAAGTTGATTACAGATTTAAGCAAAGACCTGAAGATATCAGGACTTAACATACTTAACCCATTGGTTGAGAATATGGCTATCATAGAGGGCTTTAAAGCTATCAAATATAATGCGGAAGATGAAACTACCGTTGACCAATATGCCGAAGCTAAATCGTTTATACGAAGCTTTAGAGCAGCCACAGGCAAAGCTAAGTCAGAGCTTAAAAGACCTTTGCTTGACACCGGCAAGAAACTTGATTTAATCGAGAAAACTTTTATTGGTGCGGCTACAGAAGTTCACGATGAACTTGACCTTGAATTTAAACCTTATTTGGATGAAGTTCAAAGAAAGAAAGATGAAGCATTGGCTAAGAAGAATGCAGCCACTACAGCTAAGATAAAAGAGCTTACAGAGGAAACTACTGCACAGCAGATAGCACTTCAAAGGTCAATTCTTTTTAATAAGTACAATTCGATGAACCAAAATATCTTGAATGATATTATCACGAAAGTTGACAACTATTCTAAAGATGCTTTACAGTATGAACTTTTGACTTTGAATAATACAGAGTTTGAATGGATGGAGTCAGACAGGATGATATTATTACCAGAACAACATCAGGAACTACTTGATGGTTTTGATAAGATACGCAAGACTTGTATTGGTATGATTACAGGTAAAATGAATGAGCTCACGCTTTTGAAAGAAAAAGAAGAAGCTGAACTTGTGGATAAAGCCAAAAGAGAGGAATCTCAGAAAGCTATGGAAACAGCTACGAACTTTATAGCGCCATCTATAGCTGTAGTTCGATCACAGAGCTTTAGAGACGCTTTTGAGGAACAAATGAACTCGACTATCAAATACATATCAAATCTTGATACTGTAACTGAAAAAGAGGAAAAGGCACAGAAGTCATCTATTGCCGGCTTGCAAAGTTATTCTATGAAGATAATTTCTTATTTGGATGAAAAAAACTAATACGGAAATCAATCCTATAGAGCAGTACTTTGAGTGGTGGCTTGAGGATATGGTAAGAGCAAATTACATTGCATCTTTCAAAAGAGAACCGGAAACGTTAATGGTAGCGCCCAGCCTTGAGTATGGGCGTTACAAACGTTTTAAATCTAAGGAAAAAGAAGTTGAAGTTTTCAATATTTTTCTGGAGATAAATTATACTTACGACTATATCATCTATTGGAACGAATCAGCTGAATATCTGTTTTATGAGGAAACCAACGAGTCCAGGATCTTTCAATTTGGAAAGCCTGCATTCATTGCTCACAGAGACAGAGAAAACAATGTGTATTCAATACTTGATGTAAAACCTACCAACAGCGTTCAAAGACAAGGCGGCAAGGTATCATCAGCAATTACGTTTCCTTTAAAGCAAAGATTGCTTTGGGATGGTCAGGGAATCTTTGTCAATAAAGTGGTGCCTATACCTATGGGCGGTACCGGATATAGTTCAGCTTTATTCATAAAGACATTCACACCACAAAGGTATCTGTTAACCGATGGCGGTGGCTCTATGCGTAAGATTAAATATCAGGTGAAAACTATTGGTCAGTATGCACTTGAAAAAAGTACTTACATTTCTAACCTTTTAAAACATACCAAATGAAAGCAGACGAACCATTTGATCCAATAGAGGATTTTGAATTTAAAGTGACTACAGCTGTAAGGTTTACTCACAAAAAAGGATGGACCAAAAGTGATCACGTATTCACGTCCATCGTACTTGAGATTAGCCGGAACCTTGACTTGGATGAATATCATGACAAAGAAGGAAACCCTACGTCTGATGGCGCAGAGGCGCTTACACAAACACTTGTGCAAGGTCTTATAGGTAACATTCATTATTCACACCAAAGAGGTCTTAGAAACGATGCTGAACACTTGCGTTGGATCATAGACGAACTTGGAAAAGGATTTGCTACAAATGCTATAATACAAACTAAACCTGAAGAGTAATGGGCTATTTTGAAACACAGACGCTATTAGAAGGTCTATTTATAGGTTTTCTATTGATAATTGGCTTTATAGGAGTAACTATGATTGGCAAGAAAGAAGAAGAAAAAAAGAGATATGAGATTAAAAAAGTTGATCTTATATATGGCACAAGTGCCTATGAGATTTTCTTTGCCATAAATGAGATCCGAAAAATGAATAATCTTAAACCTTTGCTTATAGATTTTACAATGAATAAAATGGCCAGGGAAAGATGTGAGGAAATGATTGCTAATGGAAAGCTTAGTCATAATTTTGCGGGAGATCAGTTTGGGAAAGTAATGGATTTAGGACTTGACAGTGTAGGTGAAAATATTGCCTTTGGCTATAACACCATTTCTGTTTTAATTGATGCTTGGATGCGTAGCGAGTCGCATAGAAGAAATATAATGAATTCTAATTGGGATATTATAGGTATTGCTGCAATTAAAGACAGTTCTAACAGAGATTATTATTGTACAATTTTTGGTAACGATAAGGAATTATGATAAAAGTAATTAGAGTTGGGTTATATTCAACCGTTGGAGTTGTAACATTGTTATCGTTTTTTGGAGAATTGAATTATTCTTACTGGCTTACAGTAATGGTATTTTGGCTTGCATTAATATTAACTTATAGATATAATAAATGAAAGTTTTTGAAATTACTACCAGTGTGAAAAATGGCTTGTTCTCAAGGAACGTAAACCGTATCAAAGATGCGATAGCGACCTTTGAGGGCAAGACAGTCACGCTGTCAATCAAAGCGCTTGGAAAAGAGCGTACACCAAAACAGAACAGTTATTATTGGGCAGTCATTATTGTGATATGGCAGAAGATAATACAAAACGAGTGGGGAGAATTCCTAAGCATTCAAGAAGTACATGAGTTTCTTAAATACAATTGCAACTATCTTGAGCAAGTTGACGAGGAAACAGGACAGTATGTACGTCTTGGAAAAAGCACCACCGAAAACACTACGACAGACCAGGAAGAGTTTCACGAAAAATGTCGAAGACTTGCCTTGGATATGTTTAATACAGAGATACCACTTCCAGAAGAACAAATTAGAATTAAATTATGATAATCTTAGATGAAAATTATGTAATTGAAAACGATGCGAATAACTTCACATTGAGATACGAAAAGGAAACCGAAGTCATTAATCAGACTACCGGAAAACCTATCAAAGAAAAAGACCATTGGTATTACCCTACCATTAACGGTTGTATTAAGAAGTACTTTCAACAAAGTATGAAAAAGCCTGAAACAATTCAAGGCTTGCTTTATGAAATTGAAAGAGTTGAACAGCTTATTATGAATCTTAAATTTAAGTGATGAGTACATTAATAGCAAAGATATCCGGAACTACAGAAATTGATGGAGAGTCAATTTTGACTATTAGAAGATTTTCAGGAGGGAAAGAAAGAGGCAGTATGTTATACTTAAATATTTCTACAAGACAACGATATGCTGAAATAGAGATCTCTGAAGAACAAGTTAAATCTCTTATTCCTATTTTAATCGATGCTTTTGATCGAAGCATATATAAAAGCAAATAATGGCTGCACCTGAAGGATATAAAAACAGTTGGTCAGCATCTAAGCAAGATGTAGCTATGCAAATCAAGTGTATGGATCTTGGATATAAAGTTTATCCAAAGGTAAAGACCTATTGTAAGCATTGGCCAAATGTGGTTTTGGCTTATAAGTATCGGGATAACCCGGAACTGATTTCAAAGGGTGATGAATTTTCTCAGAAATATCTTCCTTATGCTATTCATCAGCTGTATTACAAGCTGTATGAGAATCATATAAAGACTGCGGTACCTAAAGTGCCCTTGACGAAAGTTGAGGGCATTAGGCCGCTTCCACCACCTATGAAAAGACCAGGTCCTCCACCACCACCAAAAACAATGGCACCACCTCCACCTAAATCTTAAATTATGCCAGAAGCACAAGAACCATTAAGTAGTATTGAACAAGCTTTGTTAACAAGGCTTATCAATGAATTTTATAAGTATCCTGAAGAAGTTAAGAAAGCTTTTATTGTCTATATGAAACAGTATTATTAAACCTTAAATTATGAGTAATCAGAAGTACAAATTTACAACAGCAAAACCAGGCAAGAAGCCTGTAACCTATTTCAAGGCCGAAGAGGAACTTGATGAAAAAGAACGCGATCTCTTATATCAGAACTTTGCGAGAGAATGGGATTATCAACCAATGAATAACAAGAACCGGTTTATACGCTGGCTTGTTAAAGAGGGTGATAAATTACATAAGCCTGAACTTTCCGTATGTCCGGAATGTCAAGAAATTAAATGCGAATGCGAACCTAAAACTATGCGTTAGCTTCAGGTGCTATCACGTCAGAACCAGGTGCAAATACACTTAACATATCTGCAATGGTTCTGACAGCTGATGGCATCATCTTAAACTCAAGCTTGTCAGCATTCACCAAATAGTTTGCATCACCGGCAAGTTCCGAAGCCATACCAAAATTTAAAGCCTTTCCTGCGATTAAAGCTACCGATACCATAGCAAGGCCACGAAGTCCAGAATAGAACCTTGCACGTGTTTCTATATCCATTGAAGCTATATATTCCTTGTACTTTGACATTGGTATTTCTCCGCTTGTGAATTTAGCCACAACGTCATATACAGCTCTTAAACTACCAATATGTTTCTCTCCGTAGATATTGATATCTTCTTTGGCAAACCTATCGTAGAACATTGTAGGAATAAACCTTGAGAACTGCATAATGGCTCTACCCCAAGAATATCTTTGGATCAATCGTTGGTCAGTAGGCGTATAACCTTTACCATGCACATTCTTAACAGTATTTTCCAACTTTATGATTTCCTGATTTGTAATAGCTGTAGTTCCTGGTTTATAATTTCCGTTTTCATCGAACATAGCCCATTGCTCTTCTGTAAGAAGCCCTAAGAAATGAGCACCTTGAATCCAATGTTCTGATGCTTGCATAGGCAAGAACGCTATATCTGAAAATATGGAATCCAATCCTTGTGATGTTTCCATACTTACATCATCATACAGGTTCATATCTGAGAAGTTCAAAGTTTTTAATACACCTGAAGCTTTACGGTTTCCGAACCCTTTAGGGCCTACACCCCAATAGCGTTGTTCGCCTTTAAGCCATATGGCACCACCATGGTTTTTAATGTTGTTGTATTTACCGACAACTACGTTTCCAACAGCATATAGCCCTTTACCCATAATAGCCAGCTTCCAACCCATAATATAAAGTAAGTTACCTCTCACTATCGCATCCATTACTTTATCGCCACTTGTTTCTGGGTTAAGCCTTTTGGCTTTGAGGAAGTATTCTTTGTAAACTTTACGGACAAATTCATTTTGGTTTTTGAAACCTTTGATATTGTTGAACAGCATTAGTCCATCTACTTTGGCCTGAAGGTTTTTAAAGCCTTTAAAGATACCATTACCCTCAATGAATAGCTGAACGTGGGTAAAGTCTGCAAGGGCCTTATTTAAGTCTTGTGAAAGCATTTCATCTTCATTTACCCAACCGCCATTCTCAAATTGATTAACCATACCATCGCTAAGAATTGTGTGGTTAAATACTTCATTGTGTCTGTAGCGGGTACCATCTTCATTTTCTTTCTTGTCATAAAGTTTGTTTGCTTTTCTGCGAAGTTTTAAGTATTCAGTATTTGTTTTCCAGCCTGTTACTTTGTCTTGACGAAATATGTCTTCAATCTGTTTAAAGGTTTTTGTTTCTCCTTCAAATTCCATTTTAACGTCATAGATAGCTGAATCCAAAGGTCTTGAATTGACAAGCACTCCCAATAAACCTTTTCTTCCAAAAGCTTCAAGTCTTCCCATACCAACAGAAGGAATACCACCAGATCTCCAATCAGCGTTAGGACTTAATTCCGTAGTAATTTTTCTGAATTCCATAGCGAAGTTGTATTCAGGAAGTCCTATTGTTCCGGCATCAAGCTTTGCTTTAAGTTGTTCTTCAGAATATAACTGCCAGCGCTTTTGCTTCTTTCCATTTTCATATCGCTCTTCTATGTGAACGATATTGTCATAAAGCATTCTATAAACATCAGCTCTGTTTTTAAATAACAGTTTAGTTGCTCTTTGTACTTTATTAAAGAATTTGTTTTGTACCGGAGTATAGCCAAATTTGTACGCATAAAGCTCTTCAGTAACGTTTTTGATACGGCTAAGATATTTCTTACGCTGTTCAATAAAACCTTTAAATTCGGTTTCTATTTCACGTTGTATGGCTTGAGTGGCCGGATGCGAAGAATCAATGTTATTGGTTTGGAAATAAGCTTTCATTAGTGGAATATCATCATTCCCTTGAGATCTTCCTGTTATTTTTGATTGCTCTACTGCCATACGGTCAATAAGCTCAAGCATAATAGGAACCATAATGATAGCTGAAGCGTAGGCATCACGTCTGCCCCAATCGTGGTAAGCTGCAAGTAGCACATCAGTATCCATATTCTGAACTTTGGCTTTTGTGTACTTGTCAGCTTGTTGATTGGCAAAATCTTTGTCAGCCTCATATCTGCTAAAAATCATTTGTTCCTGAAGCTCACTTAATGTTTGCTTGTATTGATAAGCATCTATTAACTGTTGTCTTACAAGAGGTTTTTCATCAGTGAAATTTTGATAATCACTCTGGAATGCTCGCCCTACCCTTTTTTTTTTAATAGTGCGCGCTATATCGTCTTCCATCACAGCCTGATCTACCATAATATTAGGCGGTTTAATATCACTTCCTTCAGGATTAGTTGTCTTGTCTTTCAAGGTTATCAAGTGAATATTCTCCGGTGTTGCCGGAGTAACTTCTTTAAGATTTTTAATCTTTGCAGGCTGAAATAAATCGTGACCTTTGTAAGTTTTGTTTTTGATAACATCACCAACAATTCTTCTCCAATTACCACTCTCTTTTGCAGCTGCAGTTCTGTAAGTTGCTATTTCATCAGCTTCCTCTTGAGTAATCAAATGGCCAAATGGATTGATTTGGACAACTTCTGTTACATTGGTTCCCCTTTTATTGGTATAATGTACGTTTACCATAAAAGGAACATCACCCAATGGTCTTTCGTCTATATTCTTATTATCTGCAATCTTAGTATAGAAGTTAGTCAGCGTGTTTGAACCAGGTTCCGCTTCATAGTCTAAAGGATTTTCAAGATAGATATTCGGAAAATAGTTATTGTTTGGATTTGAAATTTCTATATCCTGAATAATATTGTAAGCCTGTTTCATTACAGTATCATTAAACTTGTGGGAAGTTTGCTCTTTCCCGGTTGTTTGTTTAATGAAATCTTCTCTTTGAAATTCCTCTGCACGCTTGTCAATAAATGAAGTGATGCTATATGGAAATATTGGGTATAAAGAATCTCTTCCTGTAAAACCATGCTTAGTCAAATCATAAAGTACCAATGCTCTTTGAAGTTTCAAAGGCATATTGGCAAATTCATCCCTGATGTAATTCTTTTCCTTTTGACTATAATGGTCTTGCAATATCTGCGGATTAAGTCTTACACCATTTACATCCCATATAATAGCGCTGTTTAAAAGTCTGGATCTTGTGAACTCTGTATCTTTATCAAGAACGTTATTAGGGTTTTGATAATGAATGATACTACTTAATTCTTTTTTGTATTCATCAAGCATTCTCGCCATTGGCGATGCTTGTCTGATTTCTTCAGAAGGATAGGCAATGATTTGATTTTCATCTTCAAGTTCTGTGTTCTCTTCTGTTTCAGGATCTTCAAAAAGACTTATGATTTCTTGAGCATCAATATTATTGGCACCTAAAAGTCTGCTATAAATCATTGGCACTATCATATTGGTATAGTGCTTTAAAGCTCTTCCTGTAAGTTCCTGACCAGCTAAGAAGTTTTGTATTCTGTTCAAAATATCCTGAGAGGAATCATTGTACATAATACTTAACTTTTGTTGGTGTATTCCGAACTCTTTGGCGATCCTTATGTAGTGACTTATTTCAGGGTTACTGGCAATATTCACTTTTCCTTGAGCATTTACTTGAAAATATAATGTCGAAGTATTCAGTTTTGTGGAATCATCTTCTTTATTATTTTGAAGTAAAGCTTCAACATCTTTGATTTGTTTTTGCAAAACAAAAGGATTGCTTTCAATATCATTATGCCCTGATGTGATAGTTGTCAATGTTGACATATCGTGAGACATTTTTGACAAGTAAGCCATAAGCTTAATAATCTCTTTATTGTTTGCCTTATCGGTTTCTTTAGCCCTTGTATCAATATCAAAAGAGGTAGGATTGGTATAAATGGCACCTTTATATTCCGGCATTCTATTGTAGTCGTTCAAAAGCTTTGTAAGGCTTCCTGTGTCAAGATAATCATTGGAAACATCATTGCTTTTACTTATAAAATCTTTGGCTACAGGGTGGTTTAAAAGAAGTCCTATAGTCTTAATATCATAACCTAAGTTTACCAATGTCATTGCCATACCAATACTTGCCCTGTTTAAGTTCAATACATCAGCGTGTCCGTTCTTTTTACTGTCCATCACAATGTTGGCAAGTATGTTTGATTGGAACACTCTTGATTTTTCAGGTGTGGCATAAGGATCGTCAGCAAACTGATTTTTGGCAACGTTATTAATCTTAATTGTGGCAAGATTAGGTTTCCCATTTGTAAAGCCATTGGCAAGGAAAGTCTTGTATGCTGCCAAATGATTGAAAGCTCTGTGCATATTAAAGGCGATACCAATAGTCTGTTTGGAAGCTACGGCATTATTGTAGTTTTCTTTGAAACTTTCAGTACCAAACGGTATATCTTGATTTACATCAAAGTTGGTTTCACTTTTTACTTCACTGATAATTTCATCAACTTTTTCCTCAAATTTCAAAGGCACCATTAATGTTTGTCTTACCTCTGGTCGTGTCCAACGTTCAACCAACTTTTCAAAAGCCTGGTTCCAATTTCCAAAACCTTTTTCCATATCAGTGTCAATAGAACCATCTTTGTTTTTAGCTGTTCTGTAAACGAACAAAGCATCCCCATCGTGGTCGGCACCAATCAAAGCACTGTATTCAGCCGGAACGATAATGTTGGAAGCGCCTGTTGTATGGAATCCCACAACTTCTGCCACACCCATAAAGGAAGGACCGGAGTGGGGAATACGTGTCATCATAACAGTTTCTCCCGGAATGTAAAGTCCTATAAGGTTTGCATCTGTAGGCTCTTTGGCTGAATAGATTTTAGTTCTGTTGAATAACTGATCTACTTTAGCCATATCAAGACCTTCATTCTTATTAAGCAATTTAAGCTCTTTAGCAACATTTTTATTGTCGTTGAGGTATCTTACAGCTTGTGAACGTGCATCAGGCCCATAGAAGGGTTTTCTTGCCCTTGTATTCTTATTATTTTGACTTGCCGGAAGTATAGCTTCAAATGGCAAGGTTCTTTCAAAAGCAACACCATCTTCATCAAGCTCTGTAACTACACCATAAGAATTCAATCCTGATGTTCCGTTGATATATTCCTGCTGAACACTTGGATATGTTTTGTTACGGCCAGGCTTATGCACAAATCTCTCTATGCTTTCATCATTTTCAAGGGCAGTGTATTTATACCCCATATCTGAGATTGTCTGTCCGTAGGTTCCCGGAACCACAAGGTTGTTTCCTTCTCGAATTACAAGCTGTTTGAATGTATTTATGGCAAACTCTGCTATGTGTGGTGCATATACTTTACCGCCATTCATAAGGACTTCCAAAGTGTAAGGATCCGACTGTAGCTTATTGGCGACTTTCGCTATAAGGTTTGAGTAGGCGTAATCGTCACCCTTGTATTTTGGATCTGAAATGTAGTCCAGAACATTCTTTTGGAAGTTTACCCATTTTTGGTTTACAAGGTTCTGCTGAATACCTTCAAGATCTTTAAGCGTTTGCTTTGAGTTCTTGAACCCCATTTCCTCTCTGGTGTCATTATTCCAATTGTGCATTACAGAAATGATAGCCTGAATACTGAAATTGGCTTTATTGTATTCTTTATCCATTATCTGTTGAGGACCAAAGTTGGAACCATCAAGTCCTACAAAGTTTTCTCCTTCATAGTACATAGTGTCAAGCAACTTTTTGTACTCTTCCATTACTTTCGGGTTCTGAAGTTCTGAAAGGTTGAATTTTTCGCTGAATCCATCCATTTCAGGAATTTCAAAAAGTGATGCTTTTTCTGCTGACAATGGTGTAACGATACCAATGTATTTAGGTCGTTTAGGATCTGTCATTCCCTGACTTCTGTATTGAGGATTATACTCTTCCCCATAACGTTTCTTATAGTCATCGGTAAACTTCTTTCTGCGTTCTTGTAAAAGGTCGTAGATAGGCTTTAAATGCTGTTGGCTGCCTGTAGTAACTTCATCATAAGTAAGCACTGTTGTGTAGCCTTTCATTTGAGCCGTTTGGTTCATAAACCATTTGTTCACTTTTTCTATACTGTGAGAAAACAGTTTATACCCATAATTGAAATCAGGGTTTGCTCTTCTGATTTGTTCGGCATCTTCCTCAAGGATATACTGAATACCATCATTGGTGAGAATCATTTTTTCTCTCCATTTTTTGTAACGGTCACTGTTTCTGTATTCAGTTTTTGTTTCACCATCAAGCCTTACAGGAGGCGGAACTCTGTATTCATTGGCCATAGGAATCATTTCTGTTCTCAGGTTTTCATCCAATGCTATCACCGGTGCTACGTGTCCTTTATGTGCTTTGGTAATTCCATCAATGGTAAGACCAGGCGACATCATTTCGTGAATGAAAGCTGTATTTGTGGCCTTATTGAATGAGAAGTTCTTAACGGCAAGCTTACCATAAGAATTGAGCTTAGGTAAAATCGTTACTATTTTTGTCTTTGCATCTTGCGAGGTTTCAAAGAAGTTTTCAAAAAGCTTGTATTTGGCATAAGAACTTGCGTGCTTTTCAAAGTTACTTTCAAATTTAGCAAGTGAGTTATTGAATGACTTTTCATATTGTTCAAAAGTCATTACAGGCTTTTGGTTAACCTCAAGCATAAACTTCTTTTTATCCCAAGACATTTTCACGTAGATATCATAGGCTTTCTGTAAGTCAGCTTTTCCTTTGGCATTTAAGTTTCCATTCTTGTCAAGTGCTGAAATATTACGAGGCATTGACATTACAATGTTTCTTGAGGAATCACCAAAAGTGTCCATAGAACCAAAGTAATTGCCATTGCTGTTTTCTGCTGAATCCATAAACTGCAGGAATTCAGTTATCAGCTGTTGGTCGGCAGACATATCTTTGTAAGACTTATTCTTTCCTAAAATCTCATTTTGACTACCGGCATTAAGTGCCAATAAAGGAATCTCGCCTTTAGTATGATAGTTATCCCATATAGCTGAAAGTACAGGATTGTAATTGCTTTCCGGTACAGTGGTATTGCTATTGGAATAAAAAGTCATAAATAAAGCTTTCTCTTCTTTATCGTTATTTGAGTTTTTAAGGTCAACAATCATTTTGTTGAACATTTTAAAAGTATGGTTTGAAAACATACGTGTATTGATAATTTCATTGTTAGCACCTTTAACACCACTTGTAGAACTGAATTTCTTTCCTGTGGTGATTAATGCTTTAACGAAAGCTTCTGCATTGTTATTTGGGTTTCCGTTTCCGGAAAGTCCTTCACTTACAAATTGTTTTACGGCAGACAGTATAGGAGCATTTTTTGTTCCCATAATGATATAACCATCTTTAGCGACTTTATCGACAATAGTGGAACTATGAGCGTAAAATTGCATAATGGTTTGCGCAGCTTCTAAATGCTTGTCTTCATTAAGTATCTTAGCTTGATTGATAATATTGTAAGCTTTCCAGAATTCATCCATATCTTCCAAACTCTTATTTTTAAGACCGTTTACAGTCTTTCCAATAGTACCGAGTTCTTTAGGTGATTTAGGGTTTACAGCTTCATAGATACCATCTTTACCTGTAAAGTGCATAATAGGCACCAACGTTTCTTGATTGGTATAAATGAAGTGCATTTGTTTTAGCCTGGTTAAAGGATCTCCAAAAGCGTTATTCAAATGTTTCAAAAACTCTTTATGTTCTGTAAGCTTTGAGTTCTGAAGTTCTCTGATAAAGTCTTTATGTGAATCGTACATTTTGGCAAGGTCAATAAGTCCTTCCTCAAATTTCTCTTTATTGAGTCCTTCATAAAGCGCCATATCAACTTTCTTTGTTTTGGCGTAAGTTTCCGGATCTTCTTGCTGAAGCTTTTTAAGT